AAAGAATCGGCATTGGCACACAAAGAAGAGATTTTAAAAATCCTGAAAGGAGAAGGTCATGAATGAACCAATAATAAGTCCGTGGATATTCTATGTGGCAGATGTGATAGTAATGACAAATGTTTATGTTTTTTTATCTACTATCGTTGTGGTGGGAATCTTATTGTGTTGCTATTTAAAACGTGTGGATAGTATGAAAGAACATAGCTTATATAAGGAAAACGATGAAGATGTCAAATTATGGACTTATGCCTGTTCTGTGTTCGGTAAATTACTGATCATACTTATAGTGTTAAACATCTTTATCCCGTCGCGAGATACATTTTACAAGATGATTGCAACAAGCTATGTAACACCTGCTAATATTGAAATGATTGGTGACAATGTAGACAAAATTGCGGATAAAATTGTAGATAAGATTAATAAGGTGAAATAATAATGGAAGATATGGTAAATCACCCATCCCATTACACACAGGGCGGGATAGAATGTGTAGACGCTTTAGAAGCGGCTACAATCAATTTGAAAGGGATTGAGGCGGTCTGCACAGCCAACGCTATAAAATACTTGTGGAGATGGAAAGAAAAAGGAGGAATAGAGGATTTAGAGAAATCTAAATGGTATATAGACCGCCTGATAAAAAAGATAACAATAAAAGCATGATATAATAAAAATGTCCTTTGGCAACTCTCGCTAAGATTTAAACCTTGCCAAAGGACAGGGGCGGCAACTCACCGCCCTTTTTTGTTTTGAATCAGGTATAATATAAGTGGAGGATTTGACAATGATTGATGTAAAAAATTCCGTGCCGATGAAAATGCTAAAAAAATATAATTATCTCTATCCGCCTGCCTGGAAATTTGCGGAAGATGTTGCCACAGACAAGGAATATAAAGACATGTGGCCACATGAATATGTTTTTATTCCTATTGAGGCGGGGCTTGAATTAGCACTGGATCGAAAACTGCACAAAGATCAGATAGAAAACATAGCAGACGCAGTAGCAATAACATGCTTAGCCGCATGGCGAAAAACAAAGTTAATCTATGACTTTGACGCCACGCTAACAGAGGAGTTATATAAACAAGCAAAAAGCAATATAGAACTTGATACAAGCATGTTGACGCTACCTGCATACTCAATATATATCAGACCCAACGACGGGGCGGAATACGATGGATTTTTCGTGTTTTTTGACTTTGACAGAGGACATTTTGAGTTCCGGATTCTTGTTGTGAACAAGAAAGGGAATGTAATATTACCAATCTATTTAATTCTCCCGGAATCAGGAAGTGAGCCGATAGATAAGATCATAGATAGAATGGTTAAACAGTTTGATGAAGTAGATTTACCGGCAACAGAAAATGAAGATGAAGAAATAAGCGGAGAAGTATTGAGATCGTTTTACGAAAACGGAAAACGAACGATAAGTAAATGGATAAACCTTGTCCTATACATTTCCGCTGTGAATGCAGATATAAAACACGAGAAACGGCACTTTTTCAGGCGGACAAGAAAGATAAAGGATATTCCCAGCGAGGTGGAACTTTTCAATGTAGGAGAAACCGCAGGGGCGAAGATAAGGGAATTTAGAAAATCCGTACAGTATGATTATATAGAACCACAGGGAGGACACCATAAATCCCCTGTAATGCATGTAAGAAGGGCGCATTGGCACACATTCCTTTACGGAGAAAAGAAGGGGAAACGCAGGCTTAAATGGCTCCCGCCAGTAGTGGTCAATGCTGATGAGATGAAATTTGTAACAAAGTGAAAGACACGCTGTAATGGCGTGCCTTTTTGGATGGGAACCTTTTATAGGGGATTCGGAGGAACCTTTCATTGGGGAATTTCAAGGGGAACCTTTTTCAGGGGAATTTGGAACCTTTTCAAGGGATTTTCGGGGAATCCTTTCAAGGGGATTTTCCCAAAGGGAATATTTAGATTTTTATAGAATTATTCATAAATTGGAATTTTGATACATATAATCACGGCATTTTACATCACAAAATGAATAGTTATGCAAATTTATCATAACTTATTTATAAAATGCATATTTCGAAATGAATTATATGCACTTTGTGGATAAAATACGGCGGAGCGCTGGAAGAGCAACAAGCAAAATGTTTCCCGATTTACGATATTCATATTCTTTTAGCTTTGGCGGATAGGTAATCCCATTGGATACTGTACCTTTGCAATAATAGCGAATCAGAGCAGGAGTAACACCGAAGATGGAAGACGCTTCTTTTGGTGTCATGATATCCGGAAAAGAGTATTTCTTTTTGGATTTAATCGGGATATCCTGTTTTTGATTATAAAGCCGCTGTAATCCACGAATAGTGAATAATATAGTGCTGCCTGATTTACGGACTTCATTATTTTTAAAAGGAGATTCTTTGCCATGCCAGCCGTAAAAAGCACCTCTAAGAGTTTTCGGATTTACATCAAAATATAAAGACGCCTCTTCACTCGTCAACACCTCTTCAATAAAAAACTTCATCAACAAACACCGCCTTGTCAACAACTCGATGAAAAACCTTGTCAACCAGAAAACCTCTGTCAACAAAAATCCTGATCAACCACTTTCTATAAAATTTCCTCAACCACAAAATCGGGGTATCTGAAAATTTAGGGGCAGTATACCAATAGGGGTATAAGTACAATACATGTAGGGGTATAAGTATACATACATAATCCATACCCGTTAGGGTATACCTCCGATGACACACGACACCACGGGATATATAGACATACCCCAAAATGGCGTTTAAAGCCGCTCGCCACAATCTTTTTGATAAGTACATCAAAATCATTAAAATAACCGCCTTAAAAACGATTTAAAAACATCGAAAATTATAAGTACACGACAAAAAGCGGCATTAAAGCCGCTTGAGAATTAACAGAAAATATATCCGATAACATCGTACTGTATATAATTTCCGTCCTCGTCCGGTTCGCCAATCGGTATTTCTACGGGTTCTAAAATAAAAGTTTCGTCAGAAACCGGAGAACCGACATATCCGGAAAATTCAATTTCCCAACAGTCATAATATTTTTCTCCATTCCAGCCGGAAAGTGCATACCATTTTCCGCCTAACTTGACCGTTTCAATTCCCGCTGAACGATCCATATCATAATTTTCTATTTTTTCGAAATCTACGCCGTTTATTTTTTTATCCAACAAAACCATTTTCATTAATCCTTTCTAAAAAAAATGGGGCATAAAAGCCCCAAAATTACATATTGTTTACTTCATAAAAAACCTCACACGGCGAAACAAAATCGCCGTTATCGTCGTACTCGTTATCAAGATCTGGATTATTTCCGGCGGCGTAACTTGTTGCATAGTCTACAAGATAATAGACATCATCTACTTTGTAGGCGTCCAGATCGTCATTGTACGGCAGCCCGCCTACATCAAAAAAATCATTCTCAAAATGCGTACCGTTTTTATCAACCATGCTAATTTCCAATAGATTTTTTCCGTCGTAAAACTTTGCCATTTTCTTTTACCTCCACTTTTTAAAATCCATTCCGCCAAACGGCGGTTATCTCTACCATTATAATAACACATTGAGATACATTTCGCAAGTGTTTTAAAAAATATTGCAATAAAAAAGGGGGGATAAATCCCCCGAAAAATTATTTAACAGAGAACCTTTTTTTGGGGATTTTATACCCATGCCGGGGTTGTTTTGGTGTCCGGCAAATTAAACAACCAATCGATAACATCGGCTGGGACACTTTCATACAACCAGCTACTGCCGTATTTATACCCGCATACCGGACATTCTTTTCCCAAAATTCCTTCCGGGTGTACTTCCGGTCTTAGCCAGCCAAGCGCTTTTTCTTCTGTTTTGTAAATTTTGTAGTTTTCGTTAATTTCAGGCAAATGACTTTTTATAAAGTTTTTAAGATTTGCATATTTTACCTGCTCCGCCGTTGGTGTAAATGTTTCACCGTTACGCAACGCCTCAAGCGCTGCATTTTCGGCTGTTCTTTTTTTCTTGCCGGCGTCCGTCGTTGTTGTGTGTTCGTACATTTTAACAACGGTTTTTGCTTTTTCAATCCAGCCAGCCGCTCGCTGGTGCGTACATGCGGCGTTCATATCGTTCAAGTGCCACCGTTCCCAAATCTTACATAATTTTTTAATCATATCAACATCCCAGCCGTCAGCCGGAATGCCGCCGCTAATCTCATCAATACATTGTCCGCAACTTCCGTAGCAATCGCCATTTCTCATTGGACCGATAACGCCAGTAATTGATAACACTTTTTCCCCGGGCTTTTTTTCTTTATATTCGATTTTTACAAAAGCGGGAACTTCTATAATTTTGCCACGCATATCATATACTTTGCATTTGCACGGATTTACAATCTTTTTCATTTTTTATACCTCCAAAATTTCATCACGATTTTTAAAATACTTTTTCGATCAGATTTTTCAATTCATCGCTATCGCATGAAAAACCTGTTGCATAGTAATTATTTGAAAAAATTGTGGCGTCAAGCGTCAATGCTAACGCTGTCACGACTTCATCAATTCGACTACACAATTCTACATAGTCTGCTTGAGAGATTCCGTCGTGATAGCCGCACTGGTCAACCTTTTCCGTCAGCCATTCAGAATCTACCCATTCGGAGAACACCTGTTTTACATTGATTTCGCCGATATACATATACGCATTATCTGTAATTTCATCAATGCGTATATCAATTTTCTTTCCGCTGCTTAAATAAAATCTCATTTTCATTTCTCACTTTCCCCCGATTTTTTCGGGAACCACATCTTTTATCTGTTTATATTATACGTTATGTAGCTTATAATGTCAATAGATTTTATAAGTTTATTTAGCTATTTTGTTATAAAAACAATTTATATGATACGTCAACTAACTTAATAATAAGCATTGACGCAAAAGGTGTATTATTGTATAATAATGATGGAGGTATATAGATATGGATGACGCAAGAGATAAAATAAAACACATGTTAAAAGTTTTTGCAGCGGAAAACGACATAACATTTTCTGATATGGCAAAAATGGCGGACATGTTACCGCAAACTTTTAGCGATCAATTACGGAGGGGATCTCTAAGAGTAATAAGGCTGCATAAGATAATGGACGCATTGGGATATGATATAGTTTTTAAAAAGCGTGACAATAAATAACGGATAAAACAATTACATAGATACAAGATAGATAGACTGACATAACAAGCAGTCTGTCTTTTTTTTTATTGCACAGATGACAGTATATTGATTATGCAGATTGACAATTACAGTAATAACTCAAGATAAGCAAGATTAGATAATAATTCACATAGCATGCTACATAACTGTAATTTGTCTGATTTTAAGGTACTTCCAGCAGATAAAACGAGAGCGCAACGGTCGCCATGCCCCCGATAATCATGTAGATATCAAAAGTTTTCGATACTTTCGCACATCAGGGGTTTACATTTGTGGTATAATATAGTAAATTGAAGAAAACGGAAGAAAAACGAAGAAAATAAGAGTAAAATATATAAAAGGATGGTGAAATCGGAATTGTCGTTTGAGAATGACGTTAAATTACAAAAAATAACGGAAGAAACGATAGTTTCAGCGTCCTCAATGGCTCTTGTTTTAGGAATTACCACAGCAAGGTTGCGCCAGCTTGTAGGTGAAAGTGTTGTAGAGAAACGAGGACAGAATAAATATGGACTTGTTGAGTGTGTGAGACGATACTTTAACCACAAATCAAAGAGCGCAACCGTTTCTTTTGATAAAGAACATACCCTTTTAGAAAAAGCCAAAAGGGAAACAGCAGAACTGGAACTTGCCAAAAAGAGGGGAGATGTCCATTCTACCGATGATATAGAGATGGCGGTAGGCAATATTCTTGTTGTTTTTAAAAGGACAATGCTTTCTATGCCTCATAAGCTGGCAAAACAGCTTGAGGGAAAGTCCGCTGCTAAGATTTCTGAAATACTGACAAAAGAAATTAATGACGGGCTTTTGGAATTGAGCCAATTTGACGCGGCTAAGCTGGGGGATAACATCAGTGATACCGAAAAAGACGATTGACTTATTTCAAAACCTGCTTGCTATGGTTGCTCCGCCCAAAGACCTTTCTGTCATCGAATGGGCGGAAGAGTATAGATATATTCCTGATGATTACGGAGCCCATCCAGGCAAATGGAGCAGTGATGGAGCACCGTATCAGATAGATCCGCAAAAGGCATTTACAGACCCTAATGTAAAAAAGGTTATTGCTATGTTTGCGGCACAGATGGGCAAATCAGAGATACTGTTCAATGTTATTGGGCGGTACATGCATTTAGATCCATCGCCCATGCTTATGGTGCAGCCGACAATTGAGGACGCCAGAGATTGGTCGAAAGAACGATTCACTCCCACGGTGGCAAAAACACCTATCCTCAACGACATTGTATATAAGCAGAAAAGCAGGGATAGCGACAACACTATCCTCAAGAAATTATTTCCAGGCGGCTACTTGGCATTAGTCGGAAGCAACGCACCTTCCGGCTTAGCTAAGAGAAGCATAAAAATCCTCCTTTGTGACGAGGTAGACAGGTTCGCCAAAAGTGCTGGCACCGAAGGCGATCCTGTTGACCTTGCCATAAAACGTACTTCCAATTTCTGGGACGCCAAAATAGGTATGTTCTCAACGCCTACTGATGAAGCGAGCCGCATATATCGTGAATATATGCTTGGAAGCCAGGAACAGTGGAAGCACCAGTGTCCTAACTGTAAAGAGTGGCATTGGCTTGATATGGATGACATGCAGTACGACTATGACGAATTTACCGTCAAAGAACGCAAATCATACCATGTGAAAGACGTTAAATGGAGATGTCCTGATTGCGGCTTTGAATTTACAGAACCGCAGATGAAATCCACACCGCAGAAATACATTGCGGATAATCCCGATATAAAAGATGTAAGGTCGTTCCATGTAAACGCATTCAGTTCCCCATGGCTTGACTGGAGTGTGCTGATTGCAGAGTATCTTGTAGCCAAATCCGATGTAGAAACACTTAAAACCTTTGTAAATACACGTCTTGCAGAAGTATATAAGCCGGTAGGCAAGATGAAAGATGTATCAGCGCTTGTTGAAAGACGTGAATTTTATGAAGCGGAAGTACCCGATGGCGTCTTGATACTCACGGCGGCGGTGGATGTACAGAACAACCGTTTGGAGTATGAGATTGCAGGCTGGGGGCGTGGAGAAGAAACATGGGGAATCAGGAAAGGAATCATTATTGGGGTTCCTGACCAGAAAGCCACATGGGACGCATTAGATTTAGTCCTTGACCGCACGTACCACTTTAAAGACGGTTCAGGAATAGTCGTATCAAGAACATTCATTGATACGGGCGGCAGTTATACCAATGAAGTATATGACTATTGCGCAAGGAACACGCATAAACAGCGTATAGCTATAAAAGGTGCAAGTGAGTTCAATGTGCCAATTATTTATAAGACGGCAGCCGCAAAAAACCATGATAATTTGTTATTACTTCTGCTTGGGGTATCTCAAGCTAAGCAATATATATTCCAGCGTCTAAGCATACTTGAGTACGGAGAAGGTTATATGCATTTCCCGAATAATGAGGGGCGTGGATATGACGAAAACTACTTCAAAGGCTTGCTTTCAGAACAATTGGAACAGAAATTGGTGAAAGGGAAACTTGTATCTGTGTGGGTAAATATTGCCAAAGACCACAGAAATGAGCCCTTGGATCTAAAAAACTATAACTTGGCATGTATAAAGTCTATTGCCCCTGATTGGACGCATTATGAAAAAGTACGACGTGGGGAAGTAGAACAGAAACCAGTCAAAAAGGCACCGAGTTACGGCTGTTTTTCACAAGGAGGCGTATTCTAAATGGCTGATGAATTAACTAAAAAGGAAGTCCGAAATCGCAGGCTGAAAGCCTACCTTGCGGCAGAAGAAAAGACGCTGACTGCACAAAAATTTGACGATGGAACGGTGAGCCTGCAACGTGCTTCTTTGAGAAACATCCGTGATGGGATAGATGGCATTGTAGAGGGTATGGATGATGGAAGTGACAAATTGGCACCGTCTTCCATGCGTAAAGTCGTACTGACGGATTATTAATATGAGCAAATCCAGGAAATTTCGGACAAAAAAGAATACATCAGTAAAGAACAGCGGATATAGCGCTACAGGGGCAAATACCATTGTAGGGAGTATGGCGTCATGGCTCCCTGACAGGAATAGCCCGCAGTCTGATATTGACTATAACCTTTCCACATTAAGAGGTAGAAGTGCTGAACTGGCGATGGGCGGTTCTCCGCTTGCTTCTGGAGCGATTGAGAACGCAAGACAATATGTAGTAGGGGCGGGATTACATTTAGCGCCATCTCCAAAATACCGATTGCTAAAAATGACACCGGAAGAAGCTGATGAATGGGCGTTTGTCACAAGAGAAGCCTTTGACCTGTGGGCTAACAGCGTGTTTGCTGACATCTTGCACAAGAATAATTTTTATGACATGCAGGATATAGCCTTTAATAGTTATCTGGTTGATGGTGACAGCTTCGCTGTTATTAAACAGGAAACGCCGAATGCTGCTATGCCGTTTTACTTGCGGTTACAGCTTGTAGAAGCGTCAAGAGTGTGCAATCCATATTCTGGCGGTTCTACATCGAATGTTTATCAATACAATCAAGACAACGGAAACAGAATTGTTTCAGGCGTTGAAATCGATAAGAACGGAGCGGTGGTTGCTTATCATATTGCCAATAAGTACCCAAACGATAGAGTGTCTGACGGAACTATTCCCGCATGGGCAAGAGTAAAGGCGTTTGGCGAGAGTACGGGCAATAGAAATGTATTGCAGATAAGCCATGAAACAAGACCTGATCAGTATAGAGGGATTCCTTATCTTGCCAATGTCATTACAACACTGAAACAGGTGGGAAGATACACAGACGCTGAATTGACAACGGCGATCATAAAGTCTTTCTTCACATTATTCTTCACGCAGACACAGGCACATGACAAAGCATTCCCACTTGATAGTCTGAACGGCGGACAGGGTAATGATTCTGAAACGGCAACAGCCGATGAATTAAGAAAAATACAGTTCAAGTTGGGTCCAGGTACGCTGAATGCGCTTCCGCCTAACTGGGATGTAAAGGAAATAGACGCAAGCAAGAATTTATCCACTTTTGACCCATTTACGAATCAGTTAATAAAAATGATAGGGTCGGCAATCGGACAGCCTGCCGAAGTCCTGACAAAAGCGTTTAATTCTTCTTACAGCGCAAGCAGGGCAGCACTGTTACAGGCTTGGGCGGGATTTAAGACATATAGGACATGGTTTGCTAATGATTTATGCCAGCCCGTATATGAAATGTGGCTTTCGGAAGCTGTGGCAAGAGGATATATAAAAGCTCCTGGATTCTTTGAAAATCCGCTTGTGAGAGCCGCTTATTGTTCCGCTAATTGGTACGGACCCGTTATGGGTATGATTGACCCTGTGAAAGAAGCACAGGCAGGGGCAGAGAGAATTAAATTAGGATTGAGTACACGTGAAAAGGAATGTGCGGAGCTTTCGGGAACATCGTTCTCCGATAATGTTGCCCGCCTTGCTATTGAAAATAAACAGCTTAAAGAAGCAGGTTTACCTGTATATGCAGAGGAAGTTAAAGCGGAGGTAAAGGAGACTAAGGATGAGTAAATTCTGGAACTTCAAGAACAAGGGAGATGTTGTTGAACTGTCTATTGACGGAGATCTTGTTGATACGAACAGTGAGTTTCTCCTTTGGTGGCTTGGCGGAAAAAGTCCTAATAATTTCAGGAAGGAACTGAAAGAGTACGCAGGCAAAGACATTCAGGTACGAATTAACAGTTACGGCGGAGACGTTTTTGCCGGAGTAGGGATGTATGACGCACTCATGGAGCATAGACAGACGGGCGGCAAGGTTAAAACTTATGGCGAAAAAGTATATTCAGCGGCTGTTATGCCGTTCCTTGCGGGCGATGAAAGAGAAATGTCACCTGGCGGAATGCTAATGGTTCACAACCCGTTATGCAGTGTGTTCGGATATGCCGATGATTTAAGAAAACGGGCTGACACACTGGATAAGGTAAAAGACAACATCTTGAGTATATATGTACAGGCTACGGGATTAGACAAAGACCATCTGTCTGACCTGATGGACAAGGAAACCGAAATGACACCGCAAGAAGCAGTGGATGAGGGATTGGCCACAGGGATTATGGATTTTGGGATAACGAATAGTGCTAAAAACGTTGCCAATTATCACGCTATCGTCAACTCGGCTAACATTGCAAGTGCCGGATTGATGAAATATATTGAGTTGTCCAAAGTGGACAGGAAGGAGACGAATATGGCAGATAAAGTCGTATTCAAGGACACAGAGGAACTCCGCAAGGCATACCCGGCACTTGTAGAGGAAATCGAAAATGCGGCGAAAACCGCAGGTACAGACGCCGTTGATGAGGCGGTAAAGGCGGAAAGGGAACGTATGATTGCCCTTGACGCATTAAATGACGGTTCAGAAGCCGTCAAGAAGATTGTTGACCATGCAAAGAGTGAAGGCAAAACTGCCGACGAAATCTCTTTCTATGTAGACACAATCAAAGAGGCAAAACCGAAAGACGCCGAAACATCTAACTATGTGGATCAGGCGATTCAGGATTTTGCTAATTCTGGAGCGGATGGAGTAAAACCTGTACCGCATGAAGCAGAAAATAAAAAGAGTGAAGACAAAGAATGCGAAAGTATTAGTAATGCGTTCGGCGTTGTCATGAAAGGAGAAAAATAATGGCAGAACTGTTTAAAAACCTTGGTGATGTTGCGTTTGATGGGCTGATTGCAGGAGATCATCCTGTACATCACAGAAACGTAACTCTTTCCGCAGGAGCGGTAATGAAAGCTGGAACATTGCTTACTTTGGACGGAACAAGCGGTAAATATGCGGCTACGGCTAAAGGTAAGGTTGCAAGTGCCATTCTGGCACACGACACTACGGCGGCAGATACCGTTGTCAACGTTTACACATCTGGCATGTTTATTATTGAAAAACTGATTGCGGCTTCCGGGGATACCGTTGTTGCCCATCAGATTGAATTGGAAGACGCTGGCATTTATATGCAGCATGCAATGTAACAGGAGGCTAAATAATGGCTAATGTACTTGATATCAACCAGACTAAAACATGGATTGCAGGATTTGAAAAATATTTTCAGCCTGACAATTTCCTTAGAAAAACATTCTTTGGAGAAGTAATTCCATTTACTACGGAAAGCGTAATTATGGACTATCGGAAAGGTACAAAGAAAATGGCACCGTTTGTTGTACCTGGAAACACGGCAGTATCCGCACGCAGTTCTTTCCAGACCCGTGAATATACTCCGCCTTTTATTTCCCTAAAACGCCCGCTTAGTGTAAGAGACCTCAAAACACGTTCTTTTGGGGAAAATCCGCTCCAGCCGAAATCCGAAGCAGACCGTGCAAAGGAAATCCGTGTAAGAGATTACAAAGAGCTCCATGACATGATCGAACGCCGCTTTGAATGGATGTGTGCACAGCTTCTTGTCAATGGCTCTTTTGAAGTAAAAGGCGTTGCTGATGACGGAGATGACGCAGTTGTTATTAAAGATACTGTTACGCTTCCCGGATTCACCAATAAGAAGACAGCGGCTGCTGCTGACCAGTGGACGAAAGACACTGCTGATGTATGGGGGCAGATTAACCAGGTTAGAGTGGACATGAGCAAGACGGGGAATACTCCCACAATGGCAATCATGAACTCCAATACTGCAAAAGTGTTCATGAGAAATAAGTCTGTAAAAGAAGAGTTACATGTCTCGGACAGCGCGATTGCGCAGCTTATGACTGCAAGACCAAAGACTTACGGGGAAAGCCTCACTCATTATGCGTTTGCTAATCCGGGAGAAATTGAAGTCCTTGGATATGACGCCGTATACGAAGATGACGCAGGAGCGGTTCAGTATTTCATTCCTGACGGGTATGTCGTATTTGTAAAACCGGGTATCGGTAAGCTTCTGTCCGGTGCTATTACCCAGCTTGTTGGTGGCGAATATACTACATTCTCCGGACTGTTCGTTCCTAAAGAATGGGCAGATGAAGGCACTGACACAAAGAACGTTCGTCTTGCGAGCCGTGCAGTACCGCTTGTGGAAGATATCGATTCTTTCTATTCACTTAAAGTATTTTAATCGAGGGTAAAATGAACACCTTAGGGGATATCCAGTCTGATTTACACGCTAACCTCTTTGATACCGAATACGGTACAGGGCAGAAAGTCCTGTATAGGTTTGTAGACGGTACCGAAAAGGAGATCGTAGCGGTTGTAAGGACGGCGAATGCAAGAATGCCTGACGCAGAACGGAAAGACCGTTCATACTTGGACGCTTTATTCACCGTAAAAGATGAAGATATCCCCTTTCCCCAATCGGGGGATACCATCATTTACAACGATGAAGAATACCCATTTTACAGTATCCATGCAAGGACATTAGGAATGACTGTTATTCGTTGCGTTCAGGGCAGAACGGGGGTAGATTTCCAGTGATTACCTTTGAGCTTGAGTACAAAGACGGTGCTACACCACTTGCAATGGCACTGCAAAAGCAAATGCCGAGGTGGAAACAGTCCGCCCTAAAGTCAACAGGTTTTATGTTGCGGAAGATGATTAGGGATGGCATTCAATCTAAAGCTCCTGGCGGTGCTTCATATAAGCCTTTGGCAATCACAGGGAAGACACGCCGTTCTATTGAACAGAACCTGCATTCTGGCGGAAAAAGCCGATATATACTCATGGGCAGACTAAAACAAGCTGTTGAATACAGCGGTAAGACAGCTGCTATGGGATATGTAAAGATAGGATGGTTATCACCGTCATCCGCTGAACTTGGTAAAAAACTGCAAGAAGGTTTTGAATCCGCTGTAACACCGAGAATAAGGCGTGCTTATGCGGCGGCAGGAATTGTCTTATCAAGCCGCAAAAAGAAGTTTAGAACTCCTGCACGTCCTACTTTTGACCCGATGATGGCGGCACTCCACAGGGCGGCAGTGAAGAATTTTAATGAAAAGATTACTTCTTATATCAACGGTAATACCGAAAGAAGCCAATCAAGACTGGCGAGGTATAGATAATGAATATGACACTTTCACTCAACGCTATTGCCGAAAAGTGGCTTGACGTGTTGAAAAAATCAAAACTGCTTGAGGATTACTGCCAGAAGCATTATCATCGTTCACCAAAATTCTTTATCGGCGCAGACCCGAAGAATCCGCCACAAGCACCAAACTGCCCGTACATCATGATTATCCCGACGGGAAAAAGTGAATGGATGGAACCGAGCAACACTTATAAACTTCTTGTTGTGGTTGTTATCTCACAGAAGAACAAAAAGGTTGACAATCAAACACTCTACCCTAAAGACTATGAGCCGTACAAGGTGATTCGAGTGACGGGAAGTTATGAGATTAACGAGATTGCCGACTTGGTTGCATGCGAACTGCAAGATGGCTGTGAACAACACGAAATGCATGTTGATACGGATGTTATGCCTGAAACCACATTCCCGCAATTTGCGGCATTGTTAGATATTACAGTAGAAATCACACCAGCAATGGGTGAAGAATTAACTTACTAAGGAGAAAAAATATGGCAACACAAGCTAAAGGTATGAAATCTTCAACCTTGTTTGGGTTTGAGGACAGCTACGGCACTAAACAGACTGCCGCGGCAAAAGTTATTAAATTACCGTTCAATTCCAATACGCTATCCAGCACCCAGTCTCTTATCACTCCAGGAACCATTACAGGAACAAGGAATCCTGTACAGCCTGGGCTTGGGCAAATTGACGTATCTGGGAACATCGTTATTCCGCTTTGTGCAAGGAATATTGGTTATCTTTTGAAAGGTGTGTTTGGGGCACCGACTACAAGTGCCGACGCTTCCGGGAAGATTTATACCCATGTATTTAAACTCACGGAAGAACAGCCTTCCTTCACAATGGAAAAAGGATTTAACGATATTGGTAAATATACCGTTTATACAGGCTGTAAAATCAGCAAATTGCAGTTCAACGCAGAAGTAGGGAATAACGAAACCACGGTGCAGGCTGATTTGATGGCGGCTGACGAAACTATCGAAAGCGCAACCATTAATGCAAATGCAAAAATGCAGCCGGTATTCCGTTTCGATAACATCAACGCAACTATTAAACAGGGTGGTAATATTCTTGGCACTGGCAGAAAAATGAGCCTTGATATTGATTGCGGCTTGGACGGTGACACCTACTGCCTGAATGGTAAGTCTACACGCCCTGCAATCAATGAAGGCGTTATGGGGCTGTCTGGTTCTCTTACCACACTGTTTACAGGTTTGGATTTGCTGAATCTTGCAATTAACGGAACAGAAACAAGCCTTGAACTCTTGTTTAAAGCAGGGAAATTCTCTTTGTCACTGCTTCTTCCCGAAGTACAGTTACAGCGGAAATCACCTGAAATCAGCGGTTCTAAAGGCATTACTCTTGACACGGAGTTCCAGGCATTTTTCTCCGATGACACACAAAAATCCGCTATTGTTGCAACGTTGATCAATGACGTTGCGTCCTATTAATGGAGGTTTCTATGGCAGTGAAGAAAGCTAAGAGTTCTGGGAATCCTGTAAGAGACGAACTCTTCCGCCTGATGAAAGAGGGGAAACTTCCGCAGGTAAGGGCGCTTACAAGAAAAGAACGCAAAGAATTGACGGAATCGGGCTATGATCTGTACCAGCCTAAGGTCGATGAAAACACCATCATTCCAGCACTTGAAATGAAATGTACGGACTGGATTATCGATCACATTTATCCTGATTTTGACTGGGATGACGTGCCCAGCAATGTGGTAAATATCTTTGCGGGCTTTACACTTGGGCTGACTTATGGGAATGAATTAATCGAAAAAAACTGATTGACGCTTGGGAATGGGCGGTAGTAGGCAGAAAGTATTGTGACGCCGCTTGCGGTGGATACGGTAAAAATATGAAGAAGTGTGCTAACTGCCCTGATCGCCCGCCTAAGCTGTTCCCTGAAAATATAAAAGTGTGGGAATTATGGAACGCCGCATGTACACAATGGCGTACTTCCTTTGGGGGAGTAGTCGGGCTTGATTATACAGCGGTAGCGTACATCGCTAAAGCAATGGACGTTGACATGAATCCCGCAACAATAAGAAAGCTGAAAAAGCTTGAGACTTACGAATTAGAACGACTGAACAAGCAGGAGGAAGACGATGGCAAGAAATGATGTAGAAATAAAAATAACAGCGAAAGACGCCGCTTCCCCTGCATTTGCACGGTTGGTTAAATCCGCTGAAAGAGCACAACACTCTATCGGCGGACTTGGCGAATCTGCAAGCAGAACGAACGGTCTGTTTATGAATTTAACAGGCTTTGCCGCTGCTGCAACGGGTATTTACGGGTTTACTGAAACCGTCGGCAAGGCAACGGAAGAAATTCTTGATTACTATAAAATCATGCAGCAGGGGGCGATTGCCACTGCTGGTACTTTGATGTCCGTTGGGCAGATTAATGGCAAGGATTTAGGCTGGAATGACGCCCTGGCAATGAGTACTGGTTTAATGAAGAAGCTTGCTGATCAGGCTATTGCAACAGGTGTAAGTACAAAGGAATTGGCTTATGTCTTCCGTGCGGGGCTGGCACCAGCGCTCCGTGGCGGTATGAATGTTGAACAGTATACAAAACTTCTTGCACCTTTAACCGCAGTAGGCAAGATGTTAGGGTTAAATGACACTAACTTAATGCGTGATATTTCCGATATCATGAGCGGTCTTAACGTATCCCGCACCAAAATGGGGCAGGTACTTGGTATCACTGGGGCGGAAGTAAAAAAAGCGTCCGCAGAGGGGAAACTGTTTGAATACCTAAACATGCGCCTCCAGGGTGAAGTTATGGCTACAACGAAGTACCTTGAGACGTGGGAGGGGCGTGTAAACCACCTGAAAGAAGCCGTTGCACGTGTGGGCGGCGAGAGCATGAAGGGTGCTTTTGACACAATCAAAGAAGATATACAGGCAGTCGCTGAACGGCTTGTCATTGTTGATACAAAAACACAAGAAATCTATATCAGAAATGACGCAATGGAAACATTCAAAAAGATGAATGATCTTATTGTGTCTGCCGAACAGCAAATAGGCGGGCTGATTTCAGATATAGGGAGTGTAGGGTCTGCGCTTAATGTTGGTGGTGCTTCTCTTGAAACCATCAAGTTTGCGGTAGACCACTTGAGGGAAGGTATTGAACTGTATGCGCTTCTCACGGCTACAAGCAAAGCCAGAGAGTTTGTAAATGGCGTGACGCTTGCGTTTAATCAGCAGGCAGCCGCACAGGGTGTGGTACAGCGGATAGCCGCTTCTGCCGGACGTGAGATTATGGTTCAGCAGAAAGCCATAACTGACGCTGTTAATGAAGAGACAACGGCGATGGTTAAAGGTAATAAGGAACTGGCAAAGAAAGTTAAACTTGCCAATGACCTTGTTATTGCGGAAAGCAAGCGTGCCCAAAACAGAGCCGTAAGAATTGGTGCAGGGGTAACAAGCAATTATAGCAATATTGCGAATGAAGCAGGAGTATATACCGCCGCAGCTGCTGAAAAGGTAGCCGCTGAAAATGCGGTTGCTTCTGCCGCATATAGAACGACGGCGGCTTATGGAGTACAACAGGCAGCCGTAAGAAATAACATGGTCGCTTCCGCCGAAGCAGGCTATGTTGTTCAGCGTACAGAAAACAATAAAAGCGCTGCCGCCGCTAAAACAACTGCCGCATTGAAAGTACAGCAGGCTCAATATGCCATGGTGGGCGCTGCTGCTACATCAACAGGGGTTGTTGCTAATAGGGCGATGACTTCACAGCTTGGCATGATGGCAAAGGTCACCAGAGGGATTAAGGGGATGACTGCCGCTGTATATGCGCTTTCCGGCGGATGGCTCGGGCTTGCCGTTGTTGCAGGATACGCAGGATATGAAATGTACCGTGCAAAGATGGACAATAATGCCGCTATGAAAGAAAATGACATTACCCTCGATAATGGTACCAGAGTAACCAAAAACAAAGACGGCAAATACTATGTATGGGGCAGTAAAACCTATACGGATGAATTTGGCGAAGAAGTAACATCATCCCCAGGATGGATGGCAATGGGCGATTCAATAAAGGATCGCTTTGACAGATACGCTTATGATTCCGAACTTGAAAAGAGGGAAATTACAAGAGAAGCGCAGGCACAGGCGGAGGCGCTAAAGAGGTCAGAACGTGTCACTTCACAAATGAACGGGATTCTTGGTCGGGCTAACGATATTTCTTACCGCAATATGGATGGGGCAGAAGATCAGGAAACCGCAAAGAAAGCCGCTGCCGCACACGAGAAATACAATTCTGTATTACAGCAGAACGGAGACCTCATCAACAAAGCCAATGCAAAGATGAGAGATATTATTTCCTCATTGCAAGAACAGCTGATGAAGATAAACGGTTCAAAATATGATGAAGACATCGCCAGCGCAAGAAAATCTTTTATGTCAACGCAAAAGAACATTGCGGAAAGCAAAACGACGCTCAAGAGCATAAAACCGTCTGTACTTGCCTTGGCGTCTGGTGGCGGTAATGCCTCTATGGTAGAAGAAGCCGCTAACCACTTGGGTGAACAGTGGGGCGTAAATACTTGTGCCGAATTTGTATCAGGAATAGCAAAAGCGGTAGGAATTGACAGCGTTAATTCAAGCTGGGTGCCTGATATTATAAACAACGCACAAAATAAAGACGCTTACTATGGCAGAGACAGCGGATACTTACCGCAAAATGGAGACCTTGTCATCTGGGGTGGCGATGAACATATTGGGATTTCCGATGGCACAGGCGGGCATATCTCCAGTGATACCCACGGGGTAGTCCATGTAGACGCCTCACAGGAAGACACCTATTACGGAAAGCCCGTATCTGGGTATATTTCCATGGCGCAAATGCAGGGGAGCGTCAATCTTGCACCAACAAGCAGAGAGACCTATACGCCTTATGGAGTTGATCTTGCTAATTCCATGAATGAAAAACTCTTTGACGAAAGAGTGAAAGAAGCAAAGAAAAATCTTGCCACAAGACAGCGGAAACAAGATTCTGAAACATTAATCAATATGCTTTCCACGGCGGTGAGTGATGAACGTGACGCTGTTCTTGCTCAACAGTTAGAAGAAAAGATTGCCGAACTCAAGGAGCGCCGTGAAGAGATTTACAAGGCAATCGCAGGTGACACTTCCAACAAAGAAGAGGTAGCAAGGGCTAATCTTGCGACGGACAAGGCGATAGCGGCGGAAGAAGCCAAAATTCGCATGGAATCCTTTAACCAGCAGCAGGAACTTGATGAAAAACGTCTCGAAGAACGACTGAAACATAACCAGAACCTGTTTTACACTGAACAAGCAACGCAGAATGAGATTTTAGGGATGAACCGTGCCGCCCTTGAAGAATACATCGGGCTATTAAGAGAAAAGCTTAAAAACGACAAATTAACCGCAATACAGCGGCTTGAAGTTGAAAGCCAGCTTTCCGACAGTATAAAGAAACTGAACGAAAACAGATATAGAGATTTTTCACAGATAAGCGAAAAAATAAAAGAACTCATGCGGAATGATGTATTAGATTATGGGTCTATTGTTGAAGATGGCTATAACTCGATAAAGTCTACATTTACCAGTTTTGGGCAGAATATGTTGACTGAATCAAAAAGTGTCAAAGAACGTCTTGAAAACCTGTTCAGGGATTTAGCTAACAACATCCTTAATATGGGAATGAAAATGGCGATGAACGGGATTTGGTCTAATCTTATCGGCGGATTGACAAGAGGTTTCGGTGCAAGTCCGATGGGATTTGCCACTGGCGGATACATCACCGGACCAGGCACGAGTACAAGTGACAGCATACCCGCTTACCTTTCCAATGGAGAGTATGTGGTAAATGCAAGCGCTGTAAATCGTGTGGGGGTTGGATTCCTTGACAGTATCAACAGCGGATATATCAAACGTTTTGCCACTGGTGGAATGGTAGGGAATGTCCCCACGGGAAGTGTAGGAAAGCCTAATTTCAAGGTAAACATTACCAATAACACTGGGAACGAAATAAGCGCCGAAAACTCCGACATCAATTTTGACGGAGAAAGTTATGTATTGAGTATTGTTCTGAATGGCATTGCCAATAACAAAATGGGCATGAGAACCATGCTGAAAGGGATATGATGATTACTTTTCCGAATATAATGCCACCGTCCTATCCTCTTAAAGAGAAATACGAGGATAACACGATTAGAAGTACCATGGAAGACGGTTCTGTTATTACACGAAGAAAGTTCACAAGAAGCAGAGCAACATTTACATTGCAGTATGACGCCTTGCCGATTGTACAGTATACTTCCTTGATTGATTTTTTCAGGAAGACAACATTTATGGGGGCGAAGCCGTTTGAGTGGACACATCCTGAAACAAAGAAGAAATATACAGTAAGGCTGAAAGAATTGGGAGATTTTGAGTTGAGTGTCATCGGGATCTATAAGGGTTCTTTAACACTGGAGGAAGTATGAACACTTTATCAGACATAGCGAAGTTTGAGAAGAATAAACAGTTTGCCGATAGTGTATATGTCATTCTTATGCAGATGAACTTAACAGACGGCAAAACCGTTATTCACTTAGCTTATAACACGGAAAACATTCAGTGGCGTGGTGAAACTTGGCAACCGTTTCCATTATCTTTGGGAGACAGCGTTCAAGAAACAGATGGTTCTATCCCTAACCTTGAAATCAAGGTATCTAATGTAACAAAGGCATTGATGGGATATTTTGAGAAATTCGGTGGGTTTAACGGAACAATCATCAATCTTTACATCGTTAATACCGAAAACCTGTCCTCAAAAATTCCTGAAATAGAAGAGAAGTACAAGGTTTTAAAAGGAAATGCCGATGAAAATTGGATAAAACTAACGGTTGGGCCCGCATATTCCCCTGATAGGAAAATGCCACAGAGGAGATATTTAAAAAATGCCTGCCAAAGGTGCTATAAGAGCGCTATTTGCGGGTACAGGGGGGCGATGACCACTTGTGACCACACATTAGCTGATTGCAGAAGACATGGAAACAAAGCCAATTTTGGTGGTTATCCTGGTATTGATCAAGGCGGTGTATATAAATGATTAATCTTCGTGATTTGATTGGCATTCCATTTACAAACAGGGGCAGGACGCTTGACGGATTGGACTGTTACGGATTAGTCATGGAGGTTTACAAGAAATTTGACATTACTCTTCCAGAGTATAACGCCGATTTCGATGACACAGAAAATATTACCAAAATCATTCGTAAACAGATGAGAGAAGACAAGTTGTGGAAACGCCTTGATAAGCCAAAAACTCCATGTATTGTGGCTATAAGATACGGCGTTCCTCGACCGATGGTGAACCATTGCGGTGTGTATATCGGTGATGGGTTGTTCATGCATACCAGGTCAAAAACAGGGGCTGTGATAGAGCATATAGATAGCCCAATGTGGCGTAACTTGATTGTAGGATTTTATGAATACAGGGGTAATAAATGATTACAGTTGTATTAGTAAGAAACGTATTTGAGCCTGATAACGGACGTGAAATCTATAAATTGCCATATATTGATGGCAAGAGTGTGGAAGATTATGTACGTCCGCTTGCTGATGACTATTCAGGATACAACACGTCTATTAATGACAACAAAGTGTATTATGAACCTGTTTTCTGTACTCTTTACAAAAAACAAATTAAACGTTCTCTCTTGAAAAAGAAACGCTTGAAATCAAGATATGTACCTGTGAAAGTTATTGCAGACCGCAGGCTAAAAGACGGCGATATTATCATTGTTTCCCCCATTGTTGGCAAGGGCGGATTCCTCGGGCTGATTGCGACGCTTGCATTAGGATTCGTGGCGTTTGGCGTTGGTGGCTTGGTTGCTACCGGTGCATGGGGTGTAATGGGTACGACTTTTGGTTCCATGCTTATTGGGAATCTTGTTGCCGGAGCAATTATGATGTTGGGCGGTTCACTTATTCAGCGCTGCTTTGGCACCTCTAAAATCGGTAGCAAGGATGTTTCAGCTGACCCCACCTATTCATGGGATGGAGTAACAAGCACGACAGGGCAGGGAGCATTTGTGCCGATTACTTATGGTACGGTTCTTTCAGGTGGGCAGATTATTTCCCAATTTGTAGAAACCAGTGGGAATAAACAATATCTCCACAGGCTGTATGCCGCAGGGGAAGGTGAACTTGAATTTTCCGATATCAGGATCAACAGCACGCCTTATGAACGGTATAAGGATATCACCATTGAAACGAGACCGGGAGACAATGAGCAATCAATCATTCCTGGATTTGATAAAACTGTATCTCAATCACAGCTTGGTTACGAACTGTCCGATTCTGTTTGGCGTGAAGTCCTTATAACAGGCACTGCCACGGAAGCGATTCAATTGTCCATCGAATGTCCGAACGGGCTTTACCACCAAAACGATGACGGCGGACTTGGGCATGTGGAATTGTTTTTGTCCATTCAATATAAAAAGAAATCAGATACCGATTGGAAAACCTATAACGACAACCTAAAAATTGAAGGAAGTACAGCAACCGCGATTAGAAATCAGTATATCATTGAACATCTTGACCCTGACGAATACTATGTCCGCATTAAAATTGTTCGATATTCTGAAAGTGACCCTAACAACATCAGGAACATGTTCAAAACTAACTGGACGGCGGTTGGCGGTGTCGTTTATGACGGATTCCGTTATCCAGGAACAGCACTTGTGGCAATGAAAGGATTGGCCACCGAGCAATTATCAGGGTCTCCCAATGTTACATTCCTGAAAACAAGAGCCAAAGTATGGGCATATAACCCGCACACAGGGAATTATGAACAGCAGGACGCTACAAATCCTGCATGGGCGGCTTATGACTATATCCATCAGGCGTACAGAGTAAAGAATAACCACACTGGACAATTTGAATTTGACATTCGTGGTGCCTCCGCTGATTTAATGCTGTATGATCGATTCGCTGAATGGGCTAAATATTGCGATAAGAAAAACCTGAAAATAAATATAGAAATGTCGCAGGCTGATAATGTCCTTTCCGCAGTGAATGAAAACATTGCCCCGATTGGTTATGGTGTCGTGCTTTTGTTCGGAACGAAGTATGGTCCCGTTTGGGATTCTATTTCTGAACCTGTACAGATGTTCGGCATGGGGAATATCATAAAAGGCACGTTCAATGAAGAATTTTTGCCTACCAATGACAGAGCCAACGCTATTGAGGTTACTTTCACCAATAAAGAGAAAAACTATGAGCGTGACACTGTTACTGTTTATGGTTCTGACTATGATACTGACAATGACGATAAAACCACACAGGTAACATGCAACGGCATTACCGATTACAAGCAGGCGTATAGATACGGGAAATTCCAGCTGTTCTGCAATGAACGACTGATCAGAACGGTATCATTTGAGGCTGATGTAGACGCCATAGCTTGTACCGTGGGAGATGTAGTGCTTATTTCTCATGATATCCCCGAATGGTCATGGTCTGGAAGGATAATTTCCAAAGAGAACGGCGTTTACAAATTTGCCGCTGTGGCAGATAGCCTTGACGCCAATATCCCTAAATGGCTATTAACTTATCGGGCAAGCAAGAGTGACAAACTGTATCAAGTGAATTGTTCCGTCACCAAAGATGATGAGTATATCTATGTAAAGCCTCTTGTTACACCCGAAGAAGCACCTGACGTCGGCGATATATGCGCTGTATCTTCTGTAACAACAGGTGTAAAGCCATTCACGATAAAGAATATTACAAGGTCAAACAGCGGAAATACCTTGAGACGTAAAATTACATGCCTTGAGTATGACGCTTCTGTCTTCAATGAAGACTACACGATTCCCACAATAAATTACTCTTCTATTTCGACAACGATGGTAGAAGTAAGCAATCTAAGAGCCTACAAGAACAAATACAAGAATAATGCTGAAATTGTAGCAACGTGGGAAGTGGATGAAGCCGTCGAGGCATTTCTTGTGTATATCTCGCATGATAACGGTTCCACATGGGAGAAAGTAGCAGATACACCGCTAACCGCTTGCAACATAAGCTGTGATAAAGACACTGATTATCTGCTGAAAGTACGGACGCTTAAGGGCGGGATTATTTCACCAGGGAAGGTAGTTAATGTTGCAGAAGGGTTGGATATTGTGCCACCCGCCACGCTGCCTAAGAACATTACCGCCTATACACGATATAGAAAAATGCCTGATGGTACACCACGTTATGATGTTGTTGTAAAGTGGAATCCCGATGGATTAAAGGGGCGTGTTTATTATAAGTCGAATTACAGTATTGGCGCTAATCTGAAAATTGTTGAAGGCGTTCCGGCGGATCAACTTGGGTTTTACGGAGAGTGGACTTATGTAGGTACGGGCGTAAACACTATTGTTATTCCGCAGGCTATCCCTGGAGATACTTATAGAATCGCAGTATCCACCGCAAACGGAGCGGGGGCATATACAATCGCCGATAATTGCGAATATATCGATTTACTTGTTGCCGCTAAGACTACCATTCCTAATACTCCTGATGGATTCGGGGTTACTTTTACTGATAAAGTAACCGTTTCCTGGAATGATGTAACCAATACAGATGTCGATTTTTATGAAGTGCGCAATAATAATTCGCCAGGAGAAGAAGATAATCATTTATTGGCGAGAACAAATGGACTTGCCACGACAATATCTTTAACTCAACGAAACGGCACACTGTACTTGTTTGCACATTCCACCGATGGGAAATACTCATCAGCGGCGGTTCTTTATTATGATAAAAAGTTGCCGCCAAAACCGAACCCACCAAAAGTAAAGACAACACTTGGTGGTATTGGCGTTTTTGCAGAATCAATTCCTGCTGGGTGCTTAGGAATGACAGTTTACATTGACGGCGGGAACGAGAATATTGTTAGTGCTAAAACAAGCAATGATACTTATGGATATACCTGTGGCGCAGGAATCTATGACGTATCCATCGCTTATTATGACCTGTTCGGAGAGGGTGAAAAATCAGGAGAAAGCCGCGTAGTCGTTAAAATCTCAATCTCTAAAGAAATGCTTGCAGATGAGGCGGTTAGTATTGCGAAAGTAGACGCATTAGTTAAGCAAAAACTCAACGACGGAGAAATCGCAAAGCAAAATGTAGCAACTGTAGTATCGAATCTCGGGAATCTCATGCTTGCAAAAGCGAACTACAGCGCTATCGCTCAAATGACAGACGCAATTAATCTAAGAGTACAAAAAGGCGATGTGATTAATCAGATCAACTTGTCACCGACGACTACGACGATAAATGGAAAGTATTTACATGTTACCGGGCAGACCGTTTTTGACAATAACGTAATTGTGTCAAGAATGCTTGCGGCAAAAGCTGTTACTGCGGATAAGTTGGCAGTTACATCGTTATCCGCAATTACCGCAAAAATCGGTACTTTGCAGACGGCAACAAGCGGAGCAAGAACGGTAATTCAAGATAATTTGATTCGTGTTTATGATCAAAATAATAAAATGCTAATGCGAATGGGGGTATGGTAAGTGCCACAAGGGTTACAGTGCTTTGACGAAAACGGGAATCTCATACTTGATGTGACAGACAGGCTTGTTAAATACATCGGGACGGGATTTATAGATTTAAATGTCACCGAAGGCGAAATCGTAAACAGTGAAATTACAGAAAAAGGAGATTTGTGGTATGTACTCATCAAAGGAACAGGAAACAGCACGGGGGCGGATCCGCGCTGGGAAAATATATTTGCAGAGTTTCCGATACTCACGAAAGAAAACGGAAAAATCAAGTGGAGATATACGCAAGCCGCGCGCCGTGGCGGGACTATTATGTACGGGGTGTATTAAATGAGCGCGGGAATTGAAGTATATAACGATGACGGTAAGCTTGTTATTGATGAGAATTATAGAAACCTATGCATGACAAGAAAAATTCTCATTGAAACATTACCGTTAATTCGCCCTGGGTCTGGGTACCGCGGCTATGTGCTTAAACTTGAAGAAAATGAACAAGTATTTGCATTTGAGCTTCGCCACAGGAAACATATGATTATTTATCCGTATCGAATAGATGAGAAGACTTGGATACTGCACTTCCCATACGGCGAAAGTGGAACGGGGTATAACATGCAAGAATCCGAGCTTCAAGGTACGCATATTTACATTTTCGGATTGCAACTTGTTCCGAGCGGTAAACGATACGGATTAGAAGTATACAACGCAAAAGGAGAACTTTGCTTTGACAGTAATAGTAAATATATGCGGGTTACAAAATATTCATTTCAGCAGGTGAATAAACCGCAGAATGGGTATTTTTACGAGCCACCGAATTTTGAATATATACCGCAAGATAGAACCTCTGCATTAGTTTGTACAGCAATGACACATCATGGGATGAGTAATGCTTTCGGAAGCGGGGGGCTAATTAATGTAACAATTGTAATTCGAGCTTGGAACGGATCTACTGTATACACAGAAACAAATCGAACGTCGTTATATTATCCGAATGATATGCCTGATGATTATCCTGTGGATTGCTTTCAGAAATATAAATACAATGCGTTAAATGGATATGGTTATATGCTTCTTGATGTCACAAATTATTAATTAAAAAAGGAGAAAAAATCATGAAAAGAAATTACATTGTCAACGGCAAAGTGTCCTATCCGCAAAACGACGGAGTTTTGACGACGTTCAGTTTTCATAATCCTGAAACTGGAGACATGATGACAATACAGACAACAAATCAAGAAGAGACCGATGAATTGAACTACGGAGACGCAGTCACGCTTGAAATAAAAAAAGCAGAACTTGAAACAGCCGAAGAAACAGAAGAAACAGAAGAAACAAAAGAAACCGAGGTGACGGAATGAAACCGCAAGCATTTCAGCACGGAGAAATCCGCGACGAGAACGATAATATCATAAAAGCGGGCGCGTACGGTAAAAATACACCGTTTTGCACGAAAGACAACAACGGCATATTAGATTACATCATTAACAATTTCGAATGGCTCTATGATAAGGTCACGAATTTTTCGGATTCAATATCAGAAGTTTTAAAACAAAACAAAATCACAAATGAATATACATCGATTTGGAGCTTATGCATAAAAAATGAAAACATAGCTATAGCGAGCATTCAAGCACTTAATTTTTGTATAAATATAGCAATCTGGATCGGCGAAAATAAAACGCATAATGCAGGTGATTTACTGTTCACGCTTCCGGGCGAATATTCTCCTCGAAACGAACAAAGAGTGCTGTTTACCGGACAGGCAAGTAGGGTATCTGGGATTGTAAAAATTGCTACAGACGGCAAAGTGACAGTTTTTACAATCAGTAGCACTACAATTGCGGATAGAATCGCGTTTAATTGTATGTACTTTATTTAAAATAAGGAGATATCATGATTTTTTTTCAGAAACTCAAAAGAAAAATTCGCAGATACAGCAAGCCGCCATATCTTTGGGGCGGTTTTGTGACAGTAGCAGCCGTCATGGATTGCGTGAATTTTGCCGAATACTTCTGCCGGACAAGTCTCAATCTTTTAGACAAATGGGAGTACAAAACGATTGTAAGCGTTGTGCTGATGTGGATTTTGTCATTTATCAATACCCCGTACGGCGTGGTGCTTAATGCTTATTTTTGGCTGATTATCATTGACATATCTACACGCTGGCTTGCTATTGGTTATCAGTATCTTGTGGATAAAGGCATGGATCCGAACTACTTAACGACACGTGAGAAGCTGTATGGCATTGTTCTTGCGTTCAGTGCAAAGAGATTAAAATCTAAAATCATGCTGTGGGGCTTTCTGACAAAATTCATCTTGTTTACAATTCTCATTCTTACAGCTTCGCAGATTGACACGATTTTATCGGCGATAGAAATTCCGCTTTCTTGGCCGGTGCTTAAATTTATGTTTGGTTATATTTGTTACAACGAGATACTGTCGATTTGTGAGAACTTGAGAGACGCAGGGAATCATCACATCGACAAGCTAATCACATTGCTTGATAACAATATATTCGCAAAACTCAAGAAATAACCGCTTAACAGCGGTTATTTAGATGGAGGTATTTATGACGATAGAGGAATTTCGGCAGGAACTCAAAAATAAACGGGATTATTTTTATC